CTCATCCAAATAGGCATGTTGTATATCTCTGAGTGTATAAATCCACCACCGCCATGGTACACCAGATCATGTATTTGAGTAAAGACTTGGTTTCTATATGTCAGTGTCAGGCCAAAAAAAGTTAAGACCAATAGGTATTGTTATTTTAACGAAGTCCCCATTTTTATCTTCGTGTTCATAAGTTAAATCAATGTCTGGTTGTACTTTAGCTATATAATTTCTTAATTCTCTAGCATCTCTAGCAAGTAATTCATTATCAACAAATTCTCTAATAGTTTTTGTTTCAGAATTACCATCTACAGAAGTAATCATATATTTCATCCTAGTAGATACATTTGATGATGATTCTTTATTTAATCTTTTTAAACCTTTCATTTCAGATGATATTGCTTTTTCATCTCCATGAGTTAAAAGTTTAAAAGTAACTTCTTTTTTTGCTGTAGGTAATGTATAGAAAAACTTATTTTCATTATTTGTTATTAAAGATTCATCTAATGATTTATCTTCTACTTTTGTTAAATCTGCTTGGTGAGTTTCTCCCTTATGTTCAAATTCATAGTCTTTACCGTAACCTAAAATACGAGCTGCTATTAATACAGCATTTTTATCTCCTAACAATAAATCATCATAATTAATTGGAGTTATAATAAGAGATTGTAATAATTTATCAATTACTGTTCCATTTTCAATTAAATTTTGATTAGTTAATATATCTTCTTCTCGAGCTGTCATGTATTTCATTGTAATGGCTCCTTTAGATAAGGGGGATTCTTTTGGATAGAGTAAACCTTTTGAGGGTAATGTAACTTCCTCTGTGGGAAATTGGTGTTGTTGTTCCATAACGTTATTTATTTATTAAAACTAGTTCGGATATACATATATGTAAAATAAAGAAAGCGCCAAAAAGGCGCTTTTTCTTTATAAAAATATTACTATTAGTAATTTAAGATGGCATAATCCATTACTATAGTCATTGAAATGTTTGCTGGTGAGTCTGAAGTCCAGTCCATATCACCAAAGTTAGCATTTTGACAATAAGCTCCTTTTAAGATCCATTCTTCAACTATATCACCTACTGGTCCTAATGTGTTGATTCTAATGTCTTTTTTATAGAAATCAGAATAACCATCTCTACCTGTAACTGACTCATGTCCTAATCTTACCCATTCCATTACTGCTTGAGCGCCTGATGGAGTGATTGGGTCATATAAGTCACATGTAATGTTTTCCCAATTTGCTTTACCTTTAATTTTTCTTTTCACGTTAATGTGATCAAGAACTACTTCACCAAAAGAAATTTGTGGTCTTTGTATTTTCTTAATAAGGTATGCTGGAATTCCATCAATAAACATTATAAACCTATTTTGTAATTTAGGTTCAAATGCTGTGAACATAGTTTCGTTTGTGTCTAATATTGCCATCTTTTTATTTTATTTATTGTTCTATTATAAATATATTATTTTTTAATTTTTATGAATCAAATGTTGCTCCAGTTGGTAGTACATTGAAATCTAAGATTATAAATTCAGCTGTTTTAGTTGGTTGTAAAAATATTTGACCAACTAATTGATTTCTATCAATTTCAGCTGCTGTATTATTATTTTCATCCATTTGTACTCTAAAGGCAAATAATCCTTGTCTTTGTTGTACTGACTCTAAATATGGGTTTACTATATTTAAGAATCTATTTCTAGTAGCTTGTGTATTTTGTTCAAATACTAAGAATTTAGAAGAACTTCCAATAAATTTCTTAAGAGCAATTAATAATCTACGAACATTAATTCTATCTAATGCTGAAGCTTTTTCTTGAAGCGTTTTTTGTCCCCAAATACAAACTCCAGTTGCTGGGAATGTTGCAATTGGATTAATTTTAGCATCGTATAATGTGTCTCTTTCAGCTTGATTTAATCTTGTTTTAGCTTCTAATACATTTCCTAATACACCTCTATTTAAACCTGCTGGTGCAAACCATTCTGCGGCAATTGCGTCTGAAGCTGCTATAGCTCCTGGTACTATTACTGATGGTGGTACTAATACTGGCTTATTCATTGAAGTATCAAGTACTTTAACCCATGGATAATAAACTGCTGCATAGTTAGTGTCTAAACCACTTACTTCGTTTACTGCTGAATTTACTGAAGTATTATATTGAGCTAAATCCATTACATAAAATGCATCTCCTCTTGTTTCTACCATATCAATTGCAGCATTTGTTACTGCTGAGTGTCTTTGTTTAAGTACACCTGGTAATGCTAACATGTTAATATCGTATTCATCTTGATTTGAAAGTATAGTTAGTGCTTTTTTATAAGCTGTTGTTCCAACTGCAGTTGATGTACTTAAATCAAAACCATATAGATTAGTTCCTGTTGTGTAAGCGGATGCTAGTGTACTTTCATTTCCTATAAATTTAACTCTATGAGTTGGTATACCATCTGTTCCACCCTGGAATGGTACTGAGAATTTAAGTTGGTTAGCTGTTGGTCCATTTACTCCTGTTGGATCTAATGAAGCACTTAAACTGCCTACAAATGCACTTGAATTTGCGTGACCATTAAAGTTTTCAACATTAAATGCTCCTGCTACGTTATTTTCTGTTGTAGTTGGTAATGGTTTTAAAAAGTTTTTATTATCGTATGATTTATCTTCAAATTTCCATCCTAAATATCCTCTTGAATTAAAGTCTGTACCTGTAGATGCTGTTTTTTGTACTCCTTCGTAAGATGCTGAAGGAAATACTACTGTAAAATCATTACTATTACCATTTACTACACTACCACTAAATACTGTTGTATTTATAGGATTAGTTAATACAGCAAATCCTTTAGGTGATAATTTAGGTGATGTAGCTTTAGCATCTACTGCTGTGTCTACTTCTACTCTAACATATTCTGAAATGTTAGGATAATTTCCAAGTAATTCTACTTTTCCTAATGTTTCATTATATTGTGGGTATCTATCTCCTATTACTCTTGAAATATAATTTGGAGAATCTGGATCTAAATTACAATTATTATATTGTTCTAATACTAATGGAGTTTTATCTGTATCATTGTATCTTCTTAAAATTACAGAGAAAGTAGAATATTGTGGAATACCATCTATATCTGCTGGTTCTCTTAAATTAGCAATAGAAACTTTAAATTTAGTATTCATTTCTCTACCATGAGATATTGTATGGATTTTAAATAAATTTTTACTACCTAATGCTTTACCTGATTGGATAAATGGTGTTGAAGCGTATGAATATTTTTCAGTTGTACCTGTTAATCCACTGTATGTTAAGGTAGTTCCTTGGGTTACTAATTGAATAATTGAGCCTGATTCTAAATTAGCAGCTAAATCACCTGGGTGAGTTATTCCGTGTTTAGCATATTCAGTTGTGTTTGCTACAACATTAGTAATTACATCTTTAAATTCTAATTCTGCATATCCTGGTATACCATCATATGCATCAACTGCTGTTTTACTATTATCTGGTGTATCACCTAATAATTTAACCCAATATTTATTACTTGTTGGGGTAAGTGAAGCATCAAAAGTAGTAGAATAAGATGTTGCTGAACCTGATAATTTTATTTGTAAAGTACCAGATGTTGATCCTGATATAATATAAGAAGAACCAGTAACACCATTTATAATTCCGGTTGCACCTAAATCTAATGGGTTAGAGGCATTAGTTAAAACTGATTCTTGTAAATCTGGTAAAGCGTCTGTATCTTTAGATGGGAAAATTGCACCTAAAAATAATCCTTTACTTGAACCTGAAGGAAAAGCAGCTAATGCTACTACTTCATTAGTACCTGCTGTGTAAGTAGCTCCACCACCACCTAATACTCTAGTTACAGTAACTGATCCTGCACTTCTTAAGTATTCTCTAACTGTTTGTGGAACGAATGTTTCAGAGCTTAAAGTTCCAAATTTTCTTTCGTATTCTGCGAAACTTTTTACTACTGTTGGTACAAAAGCTGGTCCTTCTACTGTAGGTCCAACAATTGCAGCGCCTATTGCGCCAATTCCTGCTGGTAAAAATGAAAGGTCGTTTTCTCTTGTAAAAACACCTGGTGAAATAATTTGTTCTGCCATTTTATATTTTTTTATAAAGTTATATCCTTGATTGGTTCTCGTATAAATATGAAAAGAAAACGCAAACCACGACCAAGTAATCGATTAAAGTGTAATTTAATCAATAATAAATATAATTGGCTTTTTAAAAACTACCCTGCTGGTGTAAATGTACCTGTTTCTATATCTAAAGAACCTCTACCGTACTTGTCTGATAATGATTTAGCTAATTCTTGTTCTTCAGTTTCGATTTTTTTAATTTCAGCTTTTATTAAGTCTTCTTGCTCATTTAATTTAATTTTTGATAAATGAACTCTACCTAATTGTGAAAGTATTTGGTCTAATCTAGTTTGAAAACCTTTTAAACTATCTAACTCTTCTTGAGTAAATTTTTGTGGTTCGTTTTTAATTTCTTCTGGTGATGGTATTTTTTCTGTTGCCATAACTTATAATATTTGTGTTAAATTAATTAATCGGATATACATATATGTAAAAAATAGAAACCGTTAATCTACTGTAATTATTTTTCCTATGTTTGCTGTTGCCACTGTGTTTACTTTATTTATATTTTCTGCTGTTACTCCTAAAACTTTATGTGTGTATCCTGTAGCAGCTGCTGTGTATACTAAATTTATAGCACTACTAAAAGCTATACCATTACTTATAGCACCATCTTCTTCAAATGGATCATCATTATCCTCCGCTACATCAATAGATAAAAGTAATGCTACATTAAAATCATTGTTATTATTAATTTGAGTAGCGGCTGTTGCATTTAAAGTAAATGTAATTGTTCCACTTGATCCAAAAGATGTTGATTGAGAATAGGTAGTAGATTTATCTACATTATTAAAATCACTATCACTAATTGCACTACCATTACTACTACCTGCAGAGTGTTTTACTGCTGTTACCTGATGAATATTATTACTACTATCACCACCAACAGAAGTTAATTGAAGTGAAATATTACTAGCACCTGATATACCTGATGTGTCAAAATGTAAAAATGTTCTTACAAATCTAAATGTACCACTACCTCTTCCTAATGATTTAAAATATTGTATTGCAGTTGTTTGGTTACCTGTAGCACTATCAGTAGCTGTACCACTAATAGCACTAAATGCGTCTACAAAACTACCTTGACTTGTTCCTGTTATAAATCCTTTTCTATTTGATGCTAACGTTGGCATTTAAAACTGTTTTTTAGGTAAATAATAAGTTGTAGAGTTAAAATAGCTGTTTACAGGTGGATTAACAGTTATAGCTTGATAAGTTACATTAGGTATATTGTAAAAATTAGTTTCATTGGGATTATTATTCCACCAAGTTACTTTAGTGTTTGATTTTGTTAAAGTACTTAAAGATGAACTAAAATTTTTCATGTTTTCATCACCAAAAGTATCATAAAATATACCATCGTATGTTGATAAAGAATTTTTAACATCATACCAACTACCTGTTATAATAGTTACATTAGATTTGTTTAAAGCCCATGCTTGAGCTTTAGATATAATGTCAGGATGATTTTCTATTATGGTGTGTGTTGAAATTGAATGAGAATGCATATAACCTGCTGATATTCCCATTCCAAATCCTATTTCTAAAATGTCACCTCCGTTTTCACA